GCAGATGCCGAAACGGATAGGACGTTTATCCACAAGGGAGTGGCTAGCAGAAGTTTTAAACGAGCGTGGACTTTATCCGACGACACAGAAGTCCGTGAAGTCACATTTGAAGACGGACTTTTACGGATCGTACTTGGGAAAATAGTTCCAGAACATCATGCACGTAAGGACTATCTCTAAATAGTACTGAATATCGTCGGCGCGAGGAGCACCTGGCAAAATCCAGGTTGACTCCTCCTTTTTTTATTGGTAGAATGTCTAGGGGTATATAAGCAAAATGAAAAAAATAATCAAAGTTTTAGCACTTCTAAATGATTTAATACTAATTAGTTGTATTGAAGAAATTGGTGCGGATTTAGGAGAACCTGATTGCAAATTAATCAATCCTTTTGTAGTAAGACGTGACCAAACACTAGAACCATTTCTTTGTGGATATACCAAAGAAAATACATTTATGATGAGTTCGGACAAGATTCTCACACTTGCAGATCCAACTCCTACCTTACTTGAAAAATATGAGGAATTGATTAAAGAATGACGCAACGCTTTTACACTAATGTTCAATTGATTGGGAACCAATTTTTGGTTCGTGGAGTAGAAAATGGTAAAAGGTTTGAGACAAGAGATGAGTTTTTTCCAACTCTTTTTGTAAAAACAAAAAAAGATTCTAAGTATAAAACATTAAGTGGAGAGGTAGTAGAACCAATTAATCCCGGAACTGTAAAGGACTGTCGGGAGTTTTATAAAAAATATGACGAGATTGATGGATTTGAGATTTGTGGGAATGATCGATATATCTATCAGTACATCTCAGAGAAGTATCCAGAAGATGAAATTAAGTTTGATATTAGTAAAATTAAACTTGTAACTCTGGATATTGAGGTAGCTTCTGAACAAGGATTCCCTGATGTAGAATCTTGTTCAGAAGAAATTCTTGCTATTACTATTCAGGATTACACAACCAAAAAGATTATTACTTGGGGTGTGAAACCATTCAATAACAAACAGAGTAATGTTACATATCATCACTGCCCAAGTGAGTATGAACTTCTGAATCACTTTATCAACTATTGGATGGTAGATGTTCCTGATGTGATTACTGGTTGGAATATTCAGATGTATGATATTCCATATATCTGCAAACGTCTGAATCGTGTTCTTGGTGAGAAACTGATGAAACGTTTTTCCAACTGGGGACTGGTCACTGAAGGTGAAGTCTTTATTAATGGTCGTAAACACACAACATTTGATGTTGGTGGGTTGACTCAACTTGATTATCTTGACCTTTATAAAAAGTTCACTTACAAGGCACAAGAATCATATCGTCTTGATTATATTGCTGAGGTTGAACTTGGTCAGAAGAAACTTGACCACTCTGAGTTTGATACTTTTAAGGACTTCTATACCCAGGGCTGGCAAAAGTTTATTGAATACAACATCGTTGACGTGGAACTTGTTGACCGTTTGGAAGACAAGATGAAACTCATCGAACTTGCACTTACGATGGCATATGATGCGAAAGTAAACTATGCTGATGTATTTTATCAAGTAAGGATGTGGGACAACATTATTTACAATTATCTTAAAAAGCGGAATATTGTTATTCCACCAAAAAATAAATCACAAAAAAATGAAAAGTATGCGGGAGCTTATGTAAAAGAACCGATTCCAGGTAGATATGATTGGGTCGTAAACTTCGACCTTAACTCACTATATCCTCACTTGATTATGCAATATAACATTTCTCCAGAAACTCTGGTTGATGAAAGACACCCAACCGTAACTGTAGATAAGATCCTCAATCAGAAAATCGGGTTTGAGATGTACAGTGATTATGCTGTATGTGCTAATGGTGCAATGTTCCGTAAGGACGTTCGTGGATTTCTCCCAGAGTTGATGGAGAAGATGTATCAAGACCGAGTTATCTTTAAGAAGAAGATGATTGAGGCAAAAAAAGAATATGAGAAAACTAAGAATAAAGAACTTCTAAAAGAAATTGCCCGCTGTAATAACATTCAGATGGCAAAAAAGATTTCTCTTAACTCTGCTTATGGTGCCATTGGTAATCAGTATTTTCGATACTACAAACTCGAAAATGCTGAAGCAATCACTTTGAGTGGTCAAGTATCAATCCGTTGGATTGAGAATAAAATGAATACCTATCTAAACAAATTGCTAAAGACTGAAAATGTTGATTATGTTATTGCTTCGGATACTGATTCTATTTACCTCAATATGGGTCCTGTTGTTGATACTGTATTCAAAGGGCGAGAGAAAACTACTGAAAGCATTGTTTCGTTCCTTGATAAGGTCGCTTCTATGGAACTTGAAAAGTATATTGAAAGTTCTTACCAAGAACTGGCGACGTATGTAAATGCTTATGACCAGAAGATGCAGATGAAGCGTGAGAATATTGCTGATCGTGGTATCTGGACTGCGAAGAAGCGTTATATCCTTAATGTGTGGGATAGTGAAGGCGTTCGATATGAAGAACCTAAACTCAAGATGATGGGCATTGAAGCAGTCAAATCTTCTACTCCTGCTCCTTGCCGTAAGATGATTAAAGATGCTCTCAAGTTGATGATGAGTGGTACTGAGGATGAGGTAATTGAGTTTATTGAAAAAGCACGTAAAGAGTTTAAGTCTTTACCACCAGAACAGATTTCATTCCCACGCTCAGCATCTGATGTTCAAAAGTATAAATCATCTTCTGACATTTATATAAAAGGAACTCCCATTCATGTTCGTGGAGCACTTTTATTCAACCACTATATTAAACAGAATAAGTTGACTAACAAATATTCTCTTATTCAAAATGGTGAGAAAATTAAGTTTATCTACCTAAAAAAACCAAATACTATTCATGAGAATATTATTTCTTTCATTCAAGAGTTTCCTAAAGAACTTAACCTTGACAGATACATAGACTATGAACTACAATTTGAGAAAGCATTTCTCGAGCCACTCAAGATTATTCTTGATTCTATTGGGTGGTCTGTAGAAAAAACTGTAAACCTTGATTCTTTTTTTGCTTGATGAAACTTCCTATAAATGAAAAAGAACTTGATATTATAATGGAGGTTTTAAAATATTCAAAACCAAAATTATATGCAAAACTTTGGTCTCATAAAATAAACATTTTAAAAAAGGAGAATGGTGGTGGATTTTCTTAAAGATATTGTAAAAGAAATCGGGGACGATTTCACTAAACTCGCTTCCGATATTGATGAGACGGAGACTTATGTTGATACGGGTTCATACATTTTTAATGCACTGGTCTCAGGTAGTGTATTTGGTGGTGTATCTGGGAATAAGATTACTGCTATTGCTGGAGAGTCTTCTACTGGAAAGACTTTTTTCTCTCTCGCGGTGGTTAAGAACTTTCTTGATTCTAATCCCGATGGTTACTGTCTCTACTTTGACACTGAAGCTGCTATTACTAAATCTCTAATTGAATCTCGTGGAATTGATACTTCTCGTTTGGTTGTTGTTAACGTTGTTACTATTGAGGAATTTCGTACAAAGGCACTCAAAGCAGTAGATATGTATTTGAAGGCACCAGTAGAAGACCGCAAACCTTGTATGTTTGTCTTAGACTCTCTTGGTATGCTTTCTACAAGTAAAGAGATTACCGATGCACTGAATGAAAAGGAAGTGAGGGATATGACTAAATCCCAACTTATTAAAGGTGCATTCCGAATGCTCACTCTCAAATTAGGCCAAGCAAATGTCCCGCTCATTGTCACAAATCATACATACGATGTCATCGGAGCTTATGTACCAACGAAAGAAATGGGAGGAGGTTCTGGACTCAAGTACGCAGCGAGTACGATCATTTATCTCAGCAAAAAGAAAGAAAAGGATGGAACAGAAGTGGTCGGCAATATTATCAAGGCTAAGACTGCTAAATCGCGTTTAAGTAAAGAGAATAAGGATGTTGAGATTCGTTTGTATTACGATGAGCGTGGTCTTGATCGATATTATGGTCTTCTTGAACTCGGTGAGATTGGTGGACTTTGGAAGAATGTAGCAGGACGTTATGAGATTGATGGTAA